GCTTTCTATTTTGTCAACATATTGCGTTGCTATAAACCTACGTAAGTTATGTTCAAACTTTGATAAACTTTGCTCAAGTTTGTTAGCAATTTCGTTATCGTCTGCATAAGCTTCGTTGCTAATATTAACATGGTAGCCAGGACGTGCTCCACGCCAGAACATTTCAGCAGAAGCTCCAACTATTTTGTCCAAATCCTCTAATCTATGATAGATAGGTAGCAAAAATGGTACACCTCTCAATTCATCATCTAATGCGTCATAGACAACGTGTATAATGCGTGTGTAATGAACTTGCAAAGTTATAGTAGTGTTATTGTTAGTTATCTTAACATTATAAAATAAAGGTAAACCATAACGCTCATTATTGCTGTTATTCTCATATATACTTATTTCGCAATTAGCTTGCGAGAGTGGTGTAACGTAAAGCAATTTACTATTTTTATTAACAGCTTTTTTGAAATCTTCATTACTTTTTACATCGTTAAAACCTAATAGCAGACACGCATATTCGCCTATCATTGACAATTTATCTAACTGCAATAGCTTTTTTTGTAATCGTAATATTTTATTTAATTCATTCCACGTTTTATACAAAGAATTTTGCTCATTGTCTTCCTCACTAACATTATAGACACTTACATCACCACGCCAAGTGTAATTGCATAACTTATCAATAATTGCTTTTGCAATATCTTGCTGTTTATACCTTGCGTAAAAATCTTGAAAACTTGGTGCCAAATTGTAACCTAAAGATTTATAAATATCTCTATCGCCTCCATACTGCAAAAATAGGTTTGCAAAATCAAGTCGTGATAAATCTTCTTGCAACGCTGTTATTCGTTTATTTAGTTTCTCGTAACTTTGTAATATATCTTGTTTTTTCATACATCTTAATTTTTTGCTAATTTATATAATTTTTTTAACATAACTAATAATTTAATACTTTCGCTTTATTCCCTTTAGCTAACATATTAAAAGCACCGCTACTGGCATCAACTTGGTCTTTATATTTACCAAACGGAAAGTATTCTAATTCTCTTTTGTATTCAGCATTCCAGTTACCTCTTAACATATATACGTTGCCAGCATTTAATTGCACAGCTAAAACATCAGCACGCTTTATTTTATCACCTGTGGGTCTATCGGCTATACAACGAAAGCCAGCTAAATTCCTAATCGTGTTTTCAGCGCTCTCCTTGCCACCACTGCCTGGTTCTTGCTCTATGTAAATTACAACATCAGCACCATCGCCTATAGCCACTTGCTTTATAATTCTTTCTCTTTCGCTTGCCTCCCATTGCCCACGCACAACATCTAATATATAAAACTTGTTATCGGGCGTTTTAGCCATCTTTACACCTACTGTATAACATCCTGCTTCGTGTGTTCCAGCTTTGTCCCAGTATCTGACTATTTGCACTGCATTGCTTTCATTAAATGTATCTACTGTTATCAATTTTTCAACGTTGAAAAAGCCTCCACTTTTAGGTACTATTGTTTGTAAGTATTGCATAGCATATGCATAATCTCCCATTTCTACTCTCTTTTGCTCTAATATCTCTCTTGATAAACGTTTTTCGTCTAATAGCCCATTTTTATAATACTTTTGTAATTCAATCGGTTGTGGCTGTATTTTGTCGTCTATTTCTGCAGGTAAACATATATGCTTTATGTTATCAGCATTTTTACTTAACATATAGCCAGTTACATCATTTTCGTGTAATCTTTGCATTACTAAAATAACTACACTTACCTTGCTATCTACTTTCCTACTGTATAAAACATTATCTAGCCATTCATTTGAATTGCGAACCATAACATCTGATAGGCTATCGGTTGGATTTAGTGGGTCGTCCAGATTTATAAAGTGTCCGTGTATACCGCCAATTGTGCCACCTGTAGACGTTGCATACCTAAAGCCACCTATTGTTCTATCTTTTTGTATACGAAAATATTGCTTTGTATCGCTATCTTCTTTAATCTTTACATCATAAAAATAGGTTTGAAATTTATCAGAACGCATAATATCTCTGCATTTCTCACTAATAGCAGTTGATAGCTGATGACTATAACTAATATTAATGAATTGCAATGTAAAATCATTTATCCAGCACCACAACGGAAAGTAAATGTTCACAATAGATGTTTTTGACGATGAAGGTGGCATGTTTATAATTAAATCATATAACTTTTTTTTACGTCTAAAAACTCTTTCAGCAACTATTTGCAATTCGTCACATAAATATTTTATGTGCCAATTGTCTACCAAAGGTTCGTGATTTATAACGTCCCAATAAAATTTAAAAAATTCATAAAAGCTTGATTTCAATAGCAATCTCTTAACTGCTATGTCTGTAACTATCAAGTCTTTTACTTTTATATTCATTCTTTTATCTTTTCTAACAAAGCATTTAATTGCTTTATCTCTTCATTATTTAGCTTGCTTAAATTACCTTCTATCTTTGTAACTAACTGATAATCGATTTTGCCTGACGCCTTTAAATCAATATTTTGCTGACTTAATGCAAGTTTATCTTCGTCGTTGCCATATAGTTTCAATGCAGCAATTATAGCAGTTGGGTTGTCGTTATCTACAAGTTTTTTACGTAGTGTATTTGCGACGCTTTCTCTCTTTTTTTTTAAGTTGTCTAAAATATCTAAATATTCTTTACTATCTACTTTTATTTTCTTATAAAAATTAGAATAAGAACAATCTAAAAGATATATCAAACCAGTCATATTAGACGGTTCATACCTTTCTATTTTGTCCATCGCATCTGCGTAAATTTTTGCTTTTGTATATCTTTCTTTATTTGCCATAATATATTAATTTTTAAATTTTAATTCCTTAATTTCTGTTATATTTACTATTTTTTGCTCTATTTCCATATATAATTATTTTTTACAAATATACATATTTTTTTGCAATTGTACGCATTTTTTTATGATTTTTAATGCTTATTTTTTACATTTTACAATTGATTTTTATCAATCTTCAATTTGATATTTATTAATATAATTATTTCTTAAATAATCTGATATACATTTTAGTAATATATAACTTTTTTTATGTTTTTAGTTACAGTTTTTAATTTTAATCGTTTCCATATTCATATATTTTTTTTACTTGGTTATCTGTAATTTTGTGTATTTCTACCTTTAAATGTCGATTAAGTTCATCTTGCATAAAGCTAACAAAAGCTAAAGTTCTATCAAAATCATCAAATCTAACTTCTACGGCGTCACTTTTACTTATTATAACTACATTATATATTATCATAATTTTTTATAAAATTAAACTAAATTTTTGCTTAAAACATACTAATTTTAGCAGTTTTTAATTGTTTTTTGTAAATTTAAATATTGATTTATATCAATCTTTTTAATGATTTTGATACACTACAAAATACTCTTTAAACAGCCCTAAAACATACGCTGAAGGTTCTATTTCGTAATATTTTACATTGTTATAGTTGTCATATATTTTTTCAATGTAAAAAATTACACATGTATAAGCTATATAATAATTTAACTCTTTGTAGCTTCCATCGTCGAGTTTAATAGTATCATAGATAAATTGATAATGATAAACACTTAAAGCAAATAAAGCATGTCTAACTAATTTTTCATTTTCTTTAGTATTATCCAGTTCAGCTAATTTTAAAATATCTTCGATAGAAAGCTGAATTTGAGGTATAAATGGAGTTTTAGTAGAGTTTAATTTTAATCTAACTTTTCTACTTTTTACAATCTCTTTTAATATAGCATACATGATTTTTTTATAATCTTCGTTCAAATCTAGATTATGTCGTTCAAACTCGCCTTTTAGCTGTTCAAAATCTTTTTTAAATTCAATTTCTAACTGCATATAACTTTTACTTTATTCGCATATATTCGTTTATTTGCTCGATAAACTCGTCTAAACTACGCACAATCACGCACCTGTAGTTGCCTTCTTCGAGACTTTTGATAACATCTACCTGCTTTTTTCTCAATCTATCGTTGCCATATTTAAATTCAATAAACAAGCCGTTGTAAAGGAAGTTTCCAACCGCTAAAAACATATCGGGGGCTCCATCAAGAAGCCCCTCTGCCTTAAATTTATTATACAATTTTATTCGTAG